TATTACGACCATGCGACCGGAAGGATTTACTTGGACACGGGGAACGGCGTGCTCTACAATCCGTTCCGTTCGGGGGATATATTGATGGTCCAACATTTTGGGGGAATGCCGACAGGGGAGAATGATTACAATATCATCAAGCAATACGAACTTCGGGTTGATCAAGTCGGCATCGGTAATTTATCGGACGGTGAAGATCGCTTGGACTGGATTACGTTTGTCAACTTTGCCGGTGATAAAGCCGACATTGCGCAAGGAGATGTATTAACCCGTATAGATAGCGTGGCTGATTCTACCAGAAAGGGTATTGTCAAGATTACTACGATCGACGAGATCAGCGCTCCATATATGGATGTCGTGTATGGGATGAAGACAGACCCCGATAACGCGACCAAGGCACGTATCGGAAATCTTTCCGGGATAAGAACCAAAAACGGTATAGATTTGACCGGTGTTTGGGGGATTTACGGTAACGGGGCTTACTTTGAAAATTCGACCTACATCCTTGATACAGGTAATACGGTCGAGCAGGAATTTTCCATAATGAACGGGAAATTCGAGAGTTCAATCGAAGGCATCAGGAACGATATATCATTAGAGCCGGGCAATATATTGAAAAATAGCTCATTCTCCCAAAATACGGACTATTGGGTGACAGAGAACTCAATAAGTTTTTGGGGACATGACGGATCGTTTATTTACGCCAATGATTCTTTCCTGTCAGAGAAGAGGGGAGTTTCAGATATTTATCAAGACGGCAACAGAAATGTCTTACGTATCAGTGACTCGTATATCCTCCAGCGGAATGACGTTATAAACATACCGTCACATGAGACCGAGGCGACCGAGTATGACTATTCCTTCTCATTACATTACCGGGTTGTTAAGGCGGGGATATTGACCGCAGGTTTCGAGGGATCAAGCCTTTATGTCTCCATGTCCTTGGAACCATCATCCTCGTATCGTAAGCTTTCGAAAGCGGGGAAATGGGACGAACGTGGCGATTTCCGTATATCTTTCGATGGGGAAATACTGATTTATGGTGTTTCCTTGTTTATCGATAACTTGGCGGATGCCATTATCAGGTTGGAGACAAGGATAGAGCAAACAGAAGAGTCTATCAAGCTGGCGGCAACGAAGGATTATGTGGATGAGGAAACAGGTAAGGTGTATACCAAGTATGATTCTCAATTGAATATTACCGCAGGGCAAATATCGGCCATATCAACGAGGGTGGATAATATAAGGAATGAGATAGACACGGCGGGATGGATCAACACTACGCAGGGAAATACGTTGTTCGCCGCCAAGAGCTTGGAGAACGGCGATAATATCATATCGTATATCAACCAGACGGCAACCACCACCACGATCAAGGCGGAGAGGATCAATCTTGTAGGGGCGGTGACATTCAATATGTTCAATACGGATGTCAAAAATACGATCAATAACGCTAGCAGTAATGCTAGTTCGGCTCTATCGAAAGCTAACGAAGCCTTGTCTGACGCTTCTAGCGCATGGAGTAAGGCTTCGTCTGCCGAATCGACTGCCAGTACAGCATATTCAAACGCTTCCAAGGCTATTCAAGACGCAGCTACGGCCATATCAAATGCCGCTAAAGCCGTAACTACAGCCGGATCAGCGCAAGAAGCTATTAACAATCTTCCTGCATGGAGTAAGGAGGCTAGCATAATAAAGGCCTTAACTTCTGCCACTGTTATAGTTAATGGATATATCAAGGCATCCATGATCGACGTAGATAATCTATACGCAACCAGTTTGGACGCAGTAAGGGGTACAATTGGAGGGTTTACGATTAACAATAATCAGCTTTATGGAACAACGAGTAATGAATATTACGGGAGTTATAAGATGTACATGGATTCAAGCAGATGTGAGATCGGGATATCTGATAGCAATGAGTCAACGTATAAACTAAGCGTAGGATATAATTATAAGACAACGAATGATGCGGGGACAGCGTCCTTGTTCATCAAAAAATCACTGGCGATAAGAACTATGGTCGAAGTCCCGAGAACCGCCATAAAAGTAGCGGTCACTAATGCGGACGATTCTAATATGGTAAAATTAGAATGTGAGTCTACCAGAAATGATAGCGGGTTCATGAATTTTTTGTATTGCGAGCATGGGATAAGAGAGATACAGCTTGGGACCAAGAAGTTCTCAAACGACTCGCCAGGAATATGGCGTACCGTTTTACGTATGGATCTTATGCCTTCGGTAACACAAGTAAACACTGAATCCACATCAGGGACTAGATATAATGTCAAATGGGATTCC